CCAATTGCATTGACTGGTATGACTGCAACATGGGAAGAAACAAATACATATCAACGTTTTGGTGTGACTATGGCTTATAGATATCACACATATGAAATTTAATAATTTTTAACAATGGAGAAATAATTATGTCTTTACCTAAAATTAGTGCCCCACTATTTGAGTTGACTTTGCCATCATCAGGTGAATCTATTCAATATCGTCCATTCCTAGTCAAAGAACAAAAGATTCTTATGATGGCTATGGAATCTGAAGACCAAAAAGCAATGATGAATTCTGTTAAGCAAATCATCAATAACTGTGCCGTAACTGAAATTGACGTTAATAAACTTCCAATTTTTGATTTAGAGTTTTTCTTTTTAAGACTCAGAGCAAAATCAATTGGTGAAGAAGTTGAATTGAATGTTCGTCATCCTACCGGATATAATAGCGTAGGAAAAGAATGTGAAGGTGCAACCAAATTCAAATTGAATCTAATGAATGTTGAAGTTGAAAAGACTTTAGCACATACAGATAAGATTGTTCTTGATGAAGCAACAGGTATTGGTGTTAAATTTAAATACCCAACATCTGCGCTATATGAAGAATATGAATATAAAGAAGGCGACACCGAATTAGATGTAGCATCTCAAGCAATTATCGGATGTATTGATTACATTTTTGATAAAGATAATATCTACAAGCGAGAAGATTCTACAAAAGAAGAATTGGTTGAATTCTTAGAGAATCTATCACAGGAACAATTTCAGAAACTAAATGCATTTTTTGAGACTATGCCTAAACTAAAGCATAGAATTACTTGGAAATGCACTAGTTGCGGCGTTGAAGAAAAATTAGATATTGAGGGATTAGCAAATTTTTTCGGATAACGTTGGGACAGGATAATCTAGCAAATTATTATAAGACCAACTTTGCCCTAATGCAACACCATAAATACAGTTTAACAGAATTGGAAGAAATGTTGCCCTTTGAAAGAGAAATTTATATTCTCTTACTTTCTCAGCATGTGCAACAAGAGAATGATAGAGTACAACAACAACAAAATCAAAGAGGCAAGTAAATGACTGAGAACACAATCAGCAAAGAAGAAAAAGACGAGGCAACTAAAAAGCAAGAGGACTGGTTGCAGAAAAAGTGGCGACCAATGATGGCTATGATGTATATGATAGTCTGTTTCTTTGACTTCGTTGTGTTTCCAATTATGTTTACAGTTGTTCAATTCTGGGAAACATCAGCCGCAAACGATGCGTTTAGACAATGGCAACCATTGACTCTAGTTGGCGCAGGTTTGTTCCACATGGCTATGGGTGCTGTACTTGGTATCACTGCATGGGGCAGAACGCAGGAGAAAGTTGCTGGTGCGGCAACAAACGCATCGCCAGCGCCAGCACTTCCAGGACCTGCGGGTGGGGCATTGTCGAATCTGTCATCTAACTTTGGTTCGTCACCTGTTTCAACGCCAGCATCATTTACACCAACGCCATCACCAGCATTCGCACCACAAGTTGCCTCTGGTGGAAGTTTCGGTGCACCAAGACCATCAACACCATATGTCAAAGGACAACCAATCGACCCTGATAATGTGTTTGAGCGTGGTTAATTAAAAGAAGAATAAACAATCATGGCACTAGGAAATTACGCTAAAGCACTTGGAGGCATGGCACGTGAGTCGGTCTCAGGTGCCGTAAAAGGCTTTGGCTTAGGAATCAAATCTGCGGCTCTTAGAGAGATGCCAGGATTTACTGCACTCTATGGATTCTCAAAAGAATTACAAGGTCGTGCGGGAAAAATGAATTCTGGTGCCGCAGAAGTAGTAAAAGAACAACGAGCGAACAATGTCATTAGTCTTGAGATGGTTCGTCAGTTACGCAGTATCAATCAAAACGTTCTTAGTCAAACACGACTATTAAATTTTCAAGCAAATGCTGAACGTCAGCGCATGATGTTTGCTGAAGAAGTTGAACGTGAAAAAGAGAAACGTGATAAAGATTTAATTGATGCTATTCGTGGATTGAATGGTAGAGGAGGTTCAGGCACTGCCGCAAATGATGCTTCAATGGGCGGTGGAGGAATTTTAGGGGCTATCGGTAATTTGCTTGGTGGTCTTTTAAATAGTCCAGCCGGTCTTGCTGGCGCAGGTTTACTTGCTGGCAGAAAACTTCTTCGTGGTGCAGGTTCGAAAATCGGAGGTGTCGTAGGAGGCGCCGCATCCAGAATGCCTAAACTAGGAGGCGCAGGTCGTGGACTTGCCATGGGTGGACGTATTTTGGGTAGAGCAATTCCTTATGTTGGATGGGGTTTGCTTGCTTATGAGTTGTATCAAGCATTCAGTGAATTGTTTGGTTCTCAAGGCGGACAGTCAAGTAGATATGCAGGCGGCGAGCCATATTCTAGACAAGGTTTATATGGACAAGCGAGAGCCGCAGGATTAAGACCAGGTGGTGCGCCAGCAGGTTCAAGAGCAGGCGTTGCATCTGGTGATATCGTAGACAGAATTATTCAAGCCGAGTCTGGTGGAAAGAACATCTCAACACAAATCAAAGGTTCAGATGGTCGTCCAACATCAAGCGCATTTGGTATTGGTCAAGTTACACGTGGAACTTTTGAGGGTGTTATGGCTAGAGCAAAGCCTGGCGACCCAATCTATGAATATGAAAACTCAAAAACGTTACCTCCAATGCGTAGAGGTAATAACAAGACATTTGAACAATTCAAACAAGACGTAGCATTCCAAAGAATTTTCTTGAATGCATTAGTTGCCGCAAACTCTAAAGACTTGCAGAGAAGAGGTATTGCCACAAACGATGCAAATATCTATCTTGCACACTTCTTGGGTGCGGGTGGTGCATCTAGAGTTCTTTCAGCAAAAGATGACACTCCACTTGCAAATGTATTGAGTGGTGACGTTATTAAAGCAAACCCACAGTTGCTAAAGATTGGTACTGTAGGTAATTTGAAGAAATGGGCTGCTGAAAAGATGGGTGGCGGTGGTGGTGGACAGCCGCCAACGACTGCTACAGCCGGCGGAGGAGGTGGTGGTAAGAAAACTCTTCCATATGGCGCAGGTCCAGCACAACAACGACCAGGTGCATTTACTGTTGCATCGACAAGCACATCAGGGACTGAAGTTGTAGGTAAAGACGGCAAGGTTGCAGTTAAAGATACTGATGCGGTTGAAGTTGCTAAGAAACAATTAGAGTCTCAGAAACGTTTAGAGAAGTCTGGTCTAAGAACAGAGACTTCAATGAGAGCATTGGTTGGTACGCAGAATGCTACACGACCAAGACGTAAGAGTATTATTGAACGTGCGAATGAAACGTTCTTAAATCAATTCCAAAGCACAACTGCCTGACTGTTGGGTAAAGCAATCTATGATTCGGTTGTTGTCGGTGCTTATGGTAAACAAGGTTCACGTAATTTAGTATCTCGTCAGCAAGCATCTGGCGAAATGTTCAGAGGGCAACAAATTGCTCAAATCACTGGACTAAGAAAGAACACAAGCAAACTTCTAACAAATCTGTTTGGTAAAGATATTGCCAATGCATATGCGCCTATGCTTACTCAATTGGGTACAGCATATCTTGAAGTTGGTGCTAGATTTGCAGGTCGTGGTTTGTTTGGTGGTGCAGGCTTTAGCGATAAAGACTCTGATGCATTGACTGGACAGATTCTAGGTAATTTTGCTAGAGGCAATAAGCAAGCCGCAACAGAGCAATTGCTGTATGGTATGACTGGAGTTGCGTCAGGACCAGAATCAATTTTCTTCAAGTATGGATTCAATTCAAGTCAGCAAGGCGCAAACTTCTTAGGTCAGATGGGTGCCGCTTATGCAACAGCACCTATTGCAGGTATGTTAGGGTCTGAAGCACCTAGAACATATCGTGACCCAAGAACAGGTCGAATGTATGCAACTGATGTTGGTCCGCAAATGGGTTATGGCACGAACCCAATGGGTTACGGAACAAATAATCCATATCTGTCTACTGCATCAATTAACAATAGAACACTCAACGATAAAGCACTTACTGTAGCAGAAAGAGCGCAAGTAGCAGAAGGTTTATTAGGTAAAGGTGAAGATTCCGCAAAGATTGCAGAGCAACTTGGTGGTATCAATAAGAATACTCTAGACCAACTACAGTCATCAAAGAAACAATTTGAAGATTCACAGAAAGTATTCTTAGAGGCGCAAGCAAAACAGAGAGAATTCGAAAGAGGTTCTCAAGAATGGCAAGACGCAAATCGTCAATCCGATGAAGCCAAGAGGGTCATGGATGACGCAATGCGTGAGCAGGACCTTAGACGTAACGACTTGCTAAGAGAGATTAGCGCAAAGACTGGTAAAGCAGGTGTTGGTGGTGGTACAGCAGGACCTGGTGGCGAGTTCTTATCAAGTCTAGGTAATTTCGCTTGGGACTTGGGTACATCGATGGTTGCAAGTAAACTTACTTCAGGCATCAAGAACCCATACATGAGAGCATTTGCAAACTTCGCATTAGTGAAGGGTGCTAACTCATTCATAAGACCGATGATATTTGGTGGTGCTGGCGGTGCAGGAGGCATTGGTGCCGCATTTGCATCACAGGGTGGTTTTGGTGGTCTAGGTAGTGCTGCCGCACAATCATTTGGTTTTGGCGGTGGAGAGGCTTTAGGTCTATCAGGCTATGCCGCTAACATGTTTGCTAACATGGGTATGCCTACAGCATCAAACTTCTTCGCAGGTATGAATGCGGCATCTACAGCAGGATTGACTACAGCAGGGACAATGGGATACTATGCTAACCAAGCATTGCCTTATGCAAGTTCTATCATTAGACTTGTACAAGGTGACGTTAAAGGTGCCGCATTGAGTGCCGCAGGTACGTTTATCGGTAACTTGATTCTTCCTGGTATTGGTGGTTTCATCGGCGGCTTCATTGGCGGTCTATTTGGTGGTGGAAGTAGTCGTAGACCAACACCTTATGTAGAACGTGCGCTTCGTGTTGGTGGAAATAACGATATTGGTCAGAAGGCGACAGTTGCATCCGGAGACAATCCACCTGAAGCATTTACAACATTTGCTGATAGATTCTTGACTGTAGCGTTTAATACCGTCAAGTTAATGCAACAAGTGTCTGGTGTGAATCCGCCATTTGCAATCGTTGGTGTTCGTTGTCATGTTGACGATTTGCAATTGAGATTGTATGAAGAATCACAAGCACCTGGGCAAGATGCGCCTAAATGGAAATTTAGTTATGGAAAACCATCTGACGCAAATGGTGGACAAATTGCCGCTAAGATGGTTGAAGATATCAAAGGCGTTATTCAAAACGGTAAGAGCCAGCAACAAATTGATGCCGTTCAAAAAGCCGCAGATAGATTAAAGTCTAAAACATTCAACAATCTTGCAACTGGTTTGGTTACAGAATTGACTTCAGGTCCTCTATCAATCGACACTTCATTGTCTGGTGGATTGTATAGCAGTAGCGCAGAAGTAAATGCGTTAGTTGAACAGTACAAGAAAGACTTGAGTGGTCGTTACGCTCCACAAGTTGGATACGATGAGAATGGTCCAAGTTCTCGTCAGATTTGGAGTTACAAAGACAATGGTTGGGTTACAAATGATGACTCAAGCGTTATTGGTATCGACAAGAATGGTAAGCCAATCTACAACTACGCAAATCAATCTACCGACTTCACTAGAGGTAATGATTCTATTACTTCAAGCGATTTGCAGAAACACATTCGTGAATACTATCCAGATGTTGCTTCATATGGAACGATTACTCCAACTGACGGCACAATCAATACGAATGCTCTTACATATACACCAGCAACTGGAGGTCCAGCGGCAGGTCGTGCAGGTGCTGTAAATGCAAACACAGTTGTGAATAGTGGTAATCAGACAAATGATAACTCAACTACAGTAAATAACTTTAGTACAATATCAAGTTCTGACCCATGGCGAATGAACGGAACAAATACTGGATATGTGCTGAGTCCAGGAGGAGGATAAAAAAAGGGGACCGAAAGGTCCCCTAATTTCATAACAAACAAAGGAGAGAGGATTTAGTCCTCAGCCAACTTCTCAAAATAACTTACGTCATCATCATCGTCAGCCCATGGTGCAGTAGATTCTACTGTTGCTTTAGGCTTAGATTCAGTTCTTGCTGGCGCAGTCTTTGGTGCGCTAGGCTTCTCAGATGCGTAGTTCTCTCCAGATGAACCATCGTCAACACCAAGCACTTTGTTCAAACGTGCTTTGAGTTCATCATAAGACTTGAAGTTCTTTTCTTCCAAGAATTCAGATAGAGAATACTCAGACTTCCAAATCTTTTCAAGGTCATCCTCATCTTGCGATAGAGGTGCAGGAGATTCAAACTCGCTCTTGTCGTAGTTTTGATAACCTTCAACCTTACGAATCTTCAACTTGAAGTTAGCACCTTCCCACAAATCAAATGGGTTGGTAGGTTGCTCATCTTCAAACTCAGGATTCATCAAGTCATTGAGTTTATCGAAAATCTTTTTACCAAACTTGAAGAGGAAAACACCGCCTTCGTTGTCAGGATTAGCAGGGTCCTTAACAACATAGATGTTTGCGATGTATTGCAGTTTGCGCTTTTGCTTACGTGCAATCTCTTTGTTTGCTTCAACACCAGAATTCCACAATACAGTATTGTGTTCAGACACAGGGTCTTTCTTGTTGATAGTAGTGAGAGAATTCTCAATGTACCAACCACCAGGACCTTGGAAAGAGTGTGAGAACAATTGAACCCAAGGCACATCTTCTCCTGCGGGTGCGGGAAGGAAGCGAATGGTAGCCATACCATTACCTGCTTTATCTACTGTTGGTTTCCAGAATCGAGTGTCCTCGTAGGATTTCTTACCTTCTGCTTTGTCGGTAAGTTTTGATACCTCTTGTGTGAGTTTTTCGAGGTCTTTGTTGCGTGACTTTTTCAAGTCGGCGAATGAAGTAGCCATATGTATTTCCTTATATAAAATGTATTAAACGTATTTTTGCTTGTCCACAATATCATGATGTACTATAGTATATAGTCAATCACAATCCTTTTTAGGCTTCACCAATGCACATAATTTTGATTTCTGCCTAGAATTCTTTTTTAGTTCTGAATGAGTTCTCTCAGCACTCTTTTTGTTTTCGTTGGGTCGTGCTTTAAAAAGGGCTGGTATTTTCTGCATAGTTTGCTCACCTCTTTGTAGATTGGGTCGGTAACTTCTTTATCGTAACGATTTAAAAACTTCAAAACTGAGTTTGCCATTACAAGAGTGTCCAGACTAATTTCACCACGCAAGTATTTCTTGATGATGTTAGGGTGGTCTCCCTTGCTTACTGCGAACCAGTTGTTTAGTTCATCAGCATCCCATCCTGAGATAAATTCCATCTCATTCTTGAATTCGTATGTGAGTGATTCTTGGCGTTTCTTCCATTGCTTGTAACGTTCTTCACAATCTTCGGAGAGTAGTTCTCCAACCCACATCTTTGTGTCATATAAAAAGTTTGCTACCAGAAAATCTTCTAGGTAAGTATCTTTGCGTTTGCCGAGTTTGGCAAAAAATATTTTGTCTTTGCGTTTCAAAAACGATTCGTAACTGACATTGATTTTCTTATTATACTTGAAATAGTCGTAACTGTCAAGTGAGAAGTGGTTTTTGATTGCCGTGTAAACTTTGTAAGCGTCAATCGCATCCATCTTCATCAATCTTCTACTTTCTCAATAGACAGTTCGCAATCAATAATCATTTCACATTCATCACAAATCCAACCATGTTCTTCAAGTTCATAGATTGAATTGCCTTCTTCTAGAAATTCTTCTACCCATTCACGAACATCGTCATCACAATCATCAAAGTCTTGTTCAGTCCAACAACCATCGGTGCATTCAATCAATTCAGTTTCATAACTACAATTGTAAATATCTACGCCTGCATGAATGTTAGGAGGATTGTCATCGTCAGTATAAACATAGAATGACCCCCATCGCCATCCAGTTTCTTCTACGATAGTGTTTCCGTCTTTGACCCAATACTGTCGTTCAATAACAGATTTTTTCCAAGTGGGTTCTACTTTCCATGTTGCCATAATTTAGTCCTCATCAATCGGCAGTCTTGCCTTAGTGCTTACAATCATTCTTGCTTTAATGGCATCGTTTTCAATCGCCGCTTTCATGCGAGGAGTGATTAACGATGCCGCTGTTTCTACCTCAAGACCTTTTTGTTCGCAGAATAGCAAGACAGCATCCAGTGTTGTAATCGGAAATTTTTCCTTTACAAGTTTCTTGATTTCATTCTCAAATTCTTTCTGCGTCAATATCTTAAGATTCATAGTGTATTATGGTTTGTAGAAAATGTGGTCACCAATTTGAACAACTTTAACTTTGTTCTTTTTCCATGACGGGCTTACATACGATGCGTGAAAGTATGTTGCACCCTCAAGTAATGATATGATATCATTTCCTACTCGATTTGTCAAGAGTAATCTTGCGGCTTCATAACATTCTTTCCAGATTTTCATGTTGGTTGGTGCTTTAACCTGACCATTGTACCATGAAAATTGATTTGGTTCAGTAACGACTGCCTTTACAGATTTTGGGAATCTAGAATCACGCACACGATTCAGCGTGACAACTCCAACAGCAATCTTACCAATGAGTGGTTCGTGTCCTGCTTCGTAGTACATGTTCATAGCAAGCCAGTAGTGGTCGATTTTGCTAGAATCTTTTGTTGTTGTTAGTTCCGCTAATGTAGGAACCTTTTCCTTTGCATGTACGGCAGGAATTGTTGACAGAGACATGAGTATTACGAGTACGAATACTTGGACTCTTTTGAATAGAGTTTGCATATTTGCTCCTTTCTAGTTAGTGGGCGCTGTCTCACCCTTCATCAGTTTTATCCGATGAACATATATTTAGTATTTTAAGAAATTTTCTCTGTGTCTTCGGTAATATAACAGTGCCTGATTCAGATATGACACTGTAGCACCCCTACGAATCATCTGATTCCATAGATTCCAATCTTCTTCGGAATGCTTTGAGTTGGGATTCATCTTTTTGTACCCAACTTCTTGTCCTAGTTTTGTTCTATACAACATAGAACCATGATGCACACCCTTGCGTTGCCAATACCAATCACCTTGATATCGTTGAATTTCATGTGGGTGTCTTTTTGTAATTTCGTCTTTGAGTTCACCTGTTACCATGATATCGTATGTCAGAATGTCGCTTTGAACACCTGATAGAAGTTCAATAGAATCTGGACGCAACCAATTGTCTGCACCTAGAAACATAACATATTCTGATTTGACACGCATCAACATATCGTGAAAGTTTTCTACTGTGCCGAGATTGTTTTCTCTAAACACATATTCAACCTCAGGATACAATTTAGGTAGATGACCACAATCGCCTGCCGCATCGTCTACAAACAAAATGCGTTCAGGTTTCTTTGTCTGCGCCAGCAAAGATTCAATGCAATGTGACGCTAAATGACCATAATGAAAAGATGATATAACAACAGTAATCACGGAATTTTCTTTGCATCCATTCGTTCAACAACTTTACCGCCAATCAAATAGTCTGGATATGCAAGTGCAGACTTCGAACGGCAGAATCCATTCATGTATGTCATTCTGTCTTTGTCTGATTGATTGGGTTCACTTCCGTGAATAATCGTAACAGTCCAGATTAGAACAGAACCTTTTTTAGCAGTATACTTTGTGCCTGCTAGTTCACCACGTGTAAACACTCTAAGATTTCGTGGGTCAGGCCAGTATTCCCATTTGTGCGAACCTTCGATGAATTCAACTGCACCATTGTCAACTGTGATATCATCTACAGCAATGATTGTCTGAAAGTAATCGTCAATCACATCGTCTTTAAAGTTTCTCGCTTCACGAAACATTGTGTCACGATGCCAAGC